CGCAAGCAATCGCTGACGAGTGGGTGACTGAGATGCGTCTGGAGCACGTTCTGCAGAAGCTGCCCGGCTGCGACAGCATGTCTGCGACGCCTCGTGTCATCGAAGCGATGTGCGAGGATGTGTTCCGCGAAGGGTCCGGCGAAGTCGTCGAGTCGTCTGAGGCCCGTAGCGCGATCGGCAAGGCGACTGCGAAGCTGTTTAAGAAGTGGCTGCAGCCCAAACTTTCAGCTTGACATTCCCCGCAGAAGTGCTATCTTACCTCTAACACGGCTCGCCCCTCTGCGCAAGTACGGGCGGGTTCTCGCAGCAGCACCCCAGATCGCTTCGGTGGCCTGGTCACGGCGACGGACTAACACTCCGTCGCCGTTGTTTTATCCGCTGTCAGAAAGAACTTTAGAAGTGAAGACTTACGACTGGCTGGCGCAGTGTCAAGGGATTTTCAGCGATCGCAGTGAAACGGAAATGCTTTGGTTCTGGTACCACGAACGCACTGAAACCTACGATCAGAGCGTGTGTCGTATGCGCGATTTCCATCGAGTCGCGCGACCGGAAACACGCGAAGAGCGAAGGCTGTGCAGCCTTAATGCTATGCACTGCAGGCGAATACAGTTGCGCGCTGCCGCAATTCTCGGGTTGTCGGACCCTCTCGCCAGACAACCAAACGGTGATTGTAGGGACGATTTAGAGTACTTGCGGCAACAACTACAGCACATGACACCCAAAGTGAAAGAGGCTCTTGACCTCGCAGAAAGCCAGCTGGCTTCTACTCAGCCTAGACTACCAAGTCTGTGACACTATACACTTATCCCACAACTATACGCTAACCAGTGTCCTTGTCCCCGTCAGCGCCGCGACCTCGTTGTAGGCGAGCTGCACGTTCAATACAGGCGACGTCACCGTCGCATCGACGATAATTCCAGGCGACAACCCAGCAGGCGACAGCATGACCTGTGCGACGCGATCAGTTGAGATGAATGCGCCGATGTCCAGTGCCTGAAAGTATGTCAACAGTGCGTCGTCGATCTGTGCCGCGAATGCTGCGGTGTTGTACGCAGCCTGCACAAAGATCGTCGCCGTGACGTTGACGTTGACCTGCACCGCCGACGAGACGACACACTTCGCCGTCTCAGGAATCAGCGACCCGCCGACCTGTTGCGGCGCGATGTAGTTCTGCACTGCTGCGACGACTGCGGGTCCGACTGAGCCGCTGTTGCCAGCGATGAAGACGTCAACACGTCCCGAATCAAACATATCCAAGTTCGTGAATACAGCGACCTTTTTGACAGACTGCGAAGCCGTTGCAGCCCAGTAGCGATAAGCGCGCTCGGGCGACCCTGTGCCAAGCGTACCCCACTTGCTGCGGTCGCGATCTCGCAGCTGGTCGTCCGTCTCCTCGTTGGTGCCAGCTTGCCCACTTGCGTATTTCGTGAGCCAGTCCGTCGGATTCGTCGTCGTGACGCCGGGCAGAACGCCGCGAGCGAAGAAGTTGATTGAGCCGGGTGCGACGTTGTAGGATGCGCCCACCGATGTCGCCTGGATGACGACGTTGCGACTGCCGCCCTGTGGTATCGTCACCGTCGTCGAGCCCGTCTCAGCATCGACCAAGCCGTTAAACAGCAGACCGCCCGGACCGCGACTAAAGGACGTCCCGGTCGCAGAGAACGTGAACGGCCCGGCGTTGCCGCTGTCAGTCAGCGTCACGTAGCCGATCGTGAATAGACCAGGCTGCCGCTTGTTGTCGTAGACCTGCTCGGCGTGAATCGTGAGCCCTTCGCCTTCTGCGGTTTCGTTTAGCCCCGACAGGGCGACGGTGGCTTGATTCGTTTGAAAGGCTGTCAGCGAGTTCGCCTGGATCTCGACGAGGCCGGACGGGACGCTTCCTGTCTCCCAGCTGAGCGCGGGAAAGCCAAGCGCGGCGAGCTGCAGCAGCAGGCCCACTTTGTTTACGGCGGGCTCAAGCGGCGTCGTCAAGTCGGCGAAGGAGACGGGTACGATCGTGGGCATGGTGAAAGGTAATAGGGAATAGGGATTGACAGCGGGGCGCGATCGGTGTATAAACGAAAGTACGAGGTGATCAGATGACGAACTACACGCGCTACGCGACAGCGGTTTCTTTGGCTGACGGTCTTCAGTACGCTGGTAAGAACGTCGCTTACTTTACCGACATCGGCGACTACCCTATTGAGTTCAATACTTTGGAGCGGCTAATTCACGCGCTCATGAAAGACGCTTCGTCAAGCTACGGGCCGCGCGAAGTTCTAGCGGCTTGGGAAAGCCGCCGGGCTGCGGCGAAACCAGCCTACGGTGCCACAGCCGAGCAAGCCGCCGACGCCATCGTCAACTATAATCGCCGTCGCGACGCCCTAGTCACCTTCCTCAAATCGGAGTAATCACATGCCCATTCGAGCCATTGGCCTTCCCAGCGATCTATCACTGCCCGGCGTTGACTTTACGGCGATGCGTCGTCGCGCTGCCGAACGCCGCGACCTTGACCGCGCTGCGACACCGCGACAGCGCGAAGCCATCGCAATCGTGCGCAGAGCGCGCGTAGAGGCCGACGCGGAGTCTGCGCATACCCTAGCCGCCCTGACATCGAGAACGCGCCCTACGACGCATCTGCGCACGATTCCGCGCACTGCTACGCCACAGCCGCCTAACACCGCAGCGCAGAACCTGCTGGGCCTCGCTGTCTTCGTCGCCTTCGTAGGCATCATCTCAGCGGGGATTCATGTACTGACACGCGAGAGCGTCGTCGCGACGCCGCTGCGAGACAGCCGTGACGCGGTGGAGGGGCGGCGATAGCCATGCGTCGCATCGTAGTCGTGGTCGGGATGAATAATGCAGGCAAGACTGCATGGATTCTGCGACAGCCGCAGATCAGCTACAGCTTCGAGACGGAGACGTCGCTGCTTCGTCGCGGCGACACTGCGGCGGCGCTGGAGCATCTGCATAAAGCGCCTACATGGCAGCGACTGTACATCGACAAGCCGGAGACACAGCTGCACCCGCGAGCGCAGACCGAGCTAGCTGATCTCTTCGTCGCAGTGACGAAGCAGAGCTTCATTATTGAGACGCACAGTGAGCCACTGATTTCGTGGTTGGGCGAGCTGATATCGGAGGGACGACTGGACCGCCACGAGGTGGAGGTGTATCTGCTGCACCGGCATGAAGGCAACTCGCAGCTACGTCGCACTACATTTGACGCTGAGGGAATGCTTAGCGAGTGGCCACCTGGCTTCTTGTCTGGCTAACGCCCCGTCGCTGCGTCACCGCAACCTCAAACCAACGACGTCGGGAAGTAGACGCGCGGTATCGTCGTCGCCGAGAGGACGAACACCAACGGGTACTCGGTGTCGTCTGCCAGCGTTACAACCAACCGCACTGACAACACGCCGTTGATAAACGTCGCAGTCACGAGGGCGTCCTCGACGCCTTCAACCTGTATCGCTTCTGCGCGGACGCGGGCGTTGAGCCCGGCGAACTCACCTGCGAGGACATTGGCGTTCAAGTACGTCGTCAGGTCGTAGCCGTAGTCTTTGTCGTCATACTGCTCTGGTGTCGTGATCAGGCGGCGGGCGACGTGTTCAAGCACTGCACGGGGGCCGTCAATCGTCGTAAACGACGGGTCGAGGTCGGGGGCACCGTCTGAGGTGAAGAACGTCGAGTAGTCGGCGAAGTCGGGGTATATGGCCATTGTTGCTGCCTTATGGTTTCTTCGCGTAGACGTTGGGGCTGCCGTTGATTGTCGTCGAGCCTGAGATCGCAGTCATTCCACCCGTTACGCCTGTCACTGGTCCACCCATCGGCGGCGCGACGAGTGCGCCAGCTGCGTGTGTATGACCGTTGACTGCGTTGACAATCGAGTTCACCGCGTTCTGCACGTCCTGCTTCGTCGCCACCTTGTCCACATCAGCATCGTTATCCACACCTATGTTTACGCGATCGGCGACGAAGACGAGACGACTGTTGCCGCCGCCACCGCTGCCCAGCCACCCTGCGATATAGGGGTAGCGCTCGTCGCCACCCTGCCACCCGACAAGCACGCGCGTCCCCTGCTTCGGGACGT